TGATTACCAAGCCCAGTCGGGGAGCTCGTAGGCGTGCCGCCAAGCGCGCCAAGCGGGTTCAGGAAGCTGAGAAGGTTCTCAGCAGTTGTGGTGATGCGAGCAAGGTTGCGGGCCTTGTTCGCACGCCGTCGGAGTTGGAGGAGGCCATTGCGAGAGTACGCGTGCGCCTGCCTCCGGGCATGAGCGCCCCCCACAGGGGGGCGTTCCAGTTCGGAACGTGGAGGTGGCCCGTGGTCAACCTGCCTGGGGGTGTGGAGCCCAGCAGTGCTGGCCTTAGGTTCGGGTCGTTTCCGGATAACGTGTCTGACTGGTTGCCCTCCGATGGTTCTGCAGCCATGGGTGATGAGCAGGAGTCCATGACGTGTGAGCGTTGTGGCGATGTGCTGAGCTGTGAGGCGTCGTGTGATCTTTGTGCTGTGTGTCAGCAGATCGTCATGGCGTGCTCAGGCAAGGAGAGCCCTCTTGCCGACCCTTTGGAGGTCGACAGGATCGAGGGCGCGCGAGCGCCCAGTCCATGCGTGGAAGAGCATGGCCCTCCTGAGCCGGTGCGGGAGCAGGTGGTGAGGCAGGGTGAACCGCAAGGTGAGCCCCAGCCTGCACCTGTGGTGCCGGCCGCAGTACACCCTGCGGAATTGCCCGAAATGCAGGTACGTGCCAGTGCCACCTCCACACGGGTGGTTGATTGGGCCAAGGCTGAGGAGAAGGGGGCACCGCCCCCACTCATCAGGTCTGGGTCCTGGATCAGTGGGGGCATAGCCCCCATTCTGGCAGCTCTGGGGAAGGTTGCTGGCGTGGTAGCCCTCTTGTGGGCACTCCGCTACCCCCAGCGCACCGCTTTGACCCTGCGCAACCCGGGGGTGGTTCGAGTTGGGCTCGCAACCATCGTGTGTGCGGTGCTTGTTCGCCAGCTGCGACGTTTGTGGCTCGGCACAGCACCTGTGCAGATTCCGGACATGGAAAGGCTCCTGCTTGCAGAGTCTGACCGTGCCGGGTGCGACCATGAGTTGGTTGCGCACCTTGTTCGCCAGTCCATGTTTGCCCCTCGTGACAGTCGTCGGGCGGCTGAGATGGCTCGCAAGGCGTCCCAATGGGTGACCCAGTACCGCAAGAACTGGAGTAACACCGTTGCTGTGGATCAGATCTACAAGGCTGTCGGGATTGCCTTTAGGCAGACCGACGCGGACGATGCACTCTTCAGACACTGGAGCGTCTGGACGCACAACGATGGGATCCATCGCGTGGACGGGTTCGCCCGCACCGGCCAGCTTGGCGGTGGGGCGAGCCTGCCCGCGGTCTGACGGGGCCCGTGTTCAGTAGAGGGCCTTTGTGCCGCTGGTAAGCGAATGGAGACGCTGGCCGCGGGGTGCAAGATCACAAAGGTTCCACTGGACGACGGGTGTCAGCACGGGAGACGATTGGTGCGAGTCGCCATCCCGTGGGTGTGTGAGGAGCAATTCGTACCATTTGTGCACCACGACTGCATCCACAATCAGCTACTTGCGGTAGCCAATCGTGTGTGCGGGGTGGTGCCGAGGCCTACCGCAGAGGGACTCTCTGCCCTGCGGGTCGCTGCCAAGGTGGTTGGTCGACAGTTACCGGTGACCACCCCGGAGGACTATTACGTCATGCCCATGCGGTATGGTGGTGCGAAGAGAACGCGCTACTTGAACGCCACGGATGATGTGTTGGCCTTCGGGTTGTCACCGAGGGACGCGACCATCAAGATGTTCGTTAAGACGGAGAGGATTCAGCCGGACCAGGCAAAGCCGAATCCCGACCCCCGTGCCATCCAGTTTCGCAATGCCCGATATTGCGTTGAGCTGAGTAGGTACCTTAAGCCGATTGAGGAGCATTTGTATGCGCTCTCGGGGGTGAGTCGGGGGGTTCCCCCAACGCGTGTAGTCGCGAAGGGTCTCAACCAGGTTGAGCGCGCTGAGTTGCTGAAGGAGAAGCTGGCCCACTTCGTGCGGCCTGTTGTGTTGTCGCTTGATGCTAGCCGTTTTGACAAGCATGTGGATGAGGAGGCTTTGAAGGTCGAGCATTCCGTTTATGTCGGATGCTGCCCTGACCCTTATTTCGCATTGCTTTTGTCCTGGCAGCTTAGGAACCGGTGTTTTTCAAGCCGGGGCCTCTCCTACAAAGTTGTGGGCAAGCGCATGAGTGGTGACATGAATACCGCGTTGGGTAACTGTCTGCTCATGGTCATCATGTTGGTGGCATACATGACGTGGTGCAAGAAGTGGGACCTCCTAGACGACGGAGACGACGTTTTGTTGATTGTCGAGGAAAGTGATTTACCACGCGTGGTGGGTACCGTGAAGGACGCTTTCTTGGCCTTTGGACATGAGCTTAAGGTCGAGAGCGTGACTCGTG